GAGGAGGATAAGACACCCCCGACTCTCCATGGTCTCTTTGTACCCCAAAACGACTCGATAAGTCATGATTAGTGATGATCAGGTCATGCTTGGTGCACCTACGGCTGAAACAGGCTCAGATCGGCTTACATCGGTTTTTTTGCCGGTAACAGCTCCACGAATCCACTCACCGCTCAATGATTTGCCTTCACGCGGCTTTGAATTGATTGATTTTGCTGAGCAGATCATTCCGGGCGGCTTTATGCCATGGCAAAAGTGGTTGGCCGAGCACAGTTTGAAAATCAAGAGTGATGGCCGCTATTTCCATCCGGTAACTGTGGCCAGCGTTGCCCGGCAAAATGGCAAGAGCACTTACATGATGGCCAGAATCATGATGGGTCTTTTTCATTGGGATGAATCGCTGCAAGTCTCCACAGCTCACCGGCTGGTCACATCGCTGGAGCAATTTCGGGCCATTGTGCAGATCATCGAGGAAAATGCTGATTTGGCCAATCAGGTAAAGCGCATCCGCTGGCAACATGGAGCCGAGGAAATCCAAACGCTCAAAGGCAATCGATTCATCATCAAAGCTGGTGGATCGGCAGCTCGTGGATTGTCAAAGCCGGAAACCATCCACATGGATGAAATCCGAGAGCTGCACGACATGGAAACTTTTGCAGCTATGCGGTACACATTGATGGCTGCCAAAAATCCACAGGTCAATTGTTTTAGCTCGGCCGGTGATTCGCACTCGATGGTGCTTAACCAATTGCGCGAGCGCGGATTGGCCGCAGCTAGTGGGGCAGCCGATGATGTGGGCTATTTTGAGTGGTCTGCACCCACCGATGAGATTTCATTGGAAAATGCCGCTTTTGCCAATCCGGGTTTGAACATAACAATTCACCCGGACAACATCAGAGCCGTTTTCAATGATCCTCCCGATGTTGTAATGACCGAGGTTTTGAATAGATGGGTTCAAACAATTTCCAGCGTGGTGGGAGCCAAAGAGTGGCAAGAGTGTGGCGATGAATCAATTGATCTTGATCCGGACAAGCTTACATGGATGGCTATCGACATTTCACCGGATCGCAAAAATGCTGCATTGGTCGCGGCCCAAAAGCTTGGATCTGAAAGCTTTGTTGTGAAGCTGTTGCACACATGGGAAAACACTATCCAGCTTGATGATCGAGCGATTGCCAACGATGCAGCTTCATACTGTCGGAAGTACCCAATTGAGTATTTGCTTTACAGCCGGAGAACATCTGGAGCGGTTGCCGCGCGTATGCAGCCGGCAGGTATTCCGATCCATGACATGGATGCCGACTATCCGCAAGCTTGTGATGAATTATTGGGTGCAATCAATTCTGGCCGTTTGAAACATCGAAACCAATCAAAGCTGACAGAGCAGATTCTTTCAGCTGTGCAATTGCGCAGAGGCGATGGCGGCTGGGTTATAGGCAGACGGGCCAGCGGTACGGCTGTGGCCGCTGCCGTAGCATCAGCTCTCGTCACACACTTTGCGACACGCCCAGAAACCGAAATCGACATTTTAGTGGGTTGATGCTTGACATTTTGAGAAAATCCTCCCATGGGATTATTTGATCGAAAGCGCACTATTGAAACAGTCGCGCCCTCGCGCGGTGCTGACATAGCTGCACAGATTGGCCCGGCTCCAACGCTGGATGCATTTTTTCCATTTGGTGGAGCTGATTATCTTGCAACCCGTGAGGAAGCAATGAGTGTGCCGGCCATTGCTCGCGCACGAAACATGATTTGCAATTCAATTGCCACAATTCCTTTGATTACACGCGACAAAGACACAGGCATGATTATCGATCAACCTGTTGTAATTTCCGATCCGGACAAACGGGTACCAGGAGCCGCATCATGGGTATGGGCATGTGAGGATTTACTTTTCACGGGATTTTCTTATTTTCAAGTCATTGATTTATTTGCAGACACAGGCCGTGTTCGTCAAATGTGGCGCGTTGCACCAAATCGCGTTGGCGTTTTTCTAAATTCAATCGGCACGCAGATTGAGTATTACACAGTCGATGGATCTCGTGTGCCAATGTCTGGTGTCGGATCACTCGTGGTGTTTTACGGCAACGATGAAGGTTTATTGAATCGCGCAGGTCGCACAATCCGTGCAGGTGCAGAGCTTGAAAGAGCTGCCGCAATGTACGCACGCGAACCGGTGCCATCAATGGTTTTGAAATCAAATGGCACAGCTTTGCCAGCTGATCGCATTGCAAAACTTTTGGATGCATGGGGCGCAGCTCGTAGAAACAGAGGCACAGCGTTTCTCAATGCCGATGTTGAATTGACAACAGTTGGATTTACACCGGAGCAGATTGGCCTCAATGCTGCACGCGAAATCATTGCAACCGAATTAGCTCGTGCCGTGGGAATTCCGGCATACTTTATTGACGCGCCAACAGGCTCCTCCATGACCTATGCAAACGCCCAGACGGCTCGTCAAACTTTGTTGGATTTCTCATTGCTTCCGCTGATGAACAGCATTAGCAGCAGGCTCTCAATGCCAGATTTTACGCCATCAACACAGCGCGTGGAATTTGATTTGAAGGCTTATTTGCGCGGATCAGAAAAAGAGCGTGCAGAGATTTACAAGATTTTATTTGACATCGGGGCGATCACCACCGATGAAATTAGACAAATGGAGGACATGATCTCATGAAGCTAACAACACCAATGCAAATCACGGCAGCTGATACAGATGCACGGACAATCACCGGGCGCATCGTTGCTTTCAATGAGCACGCAAATGCATCAACCGGGAAAGTTGTTTTTGCAAAAGGATCAATTCAACCAAATGATGTTTTCCTTAACCTTGAGCATGACAATACGCGCAGAATTGGGCGCAGCGTGGCCATGTCTGTGAACGACAAGGAAATGACAGCTACATTTCGTATTGCTAACACAACAGCCGGCACCGATGCACTTACTGAGGCAATGGAAGGCTTACGCGATGGATTCTCAATTGAATTAGCCGTGGACAATTACGAAATGCAAAAGGACGGCACCATGAAGGTGCTCAATGGACAGCTCACAGCTGTCGCTTTGGTTACTGAACCAGCCGTGCGATCTGCACGCGTTTCTGAGGTAGCCGCATCAGAGGATTCTGAAACTGAAACAGTTACAGAGACAACAAACCCAAATGAAGGAGACAAGATGGACAACACTACCGAACCAGTAGCTCCTGCCGTTGAACCGGTAGCAGCTCCAGAGGTCGCACCTGTACAAGCATCACGCCCGGCTTACTACACAGCACCACGATCACCAATTGTGGACAAGGTTTCATACCTTGAGCACTACCTACGCGCAAGCGTTCTGCATGATGAAGATTCACGCCAGTATGTAAAGGCAGCTGATAACACAACATCAACAGCACCCGGCATGATTCCAACACCACAAAGCACACAGGTTATCAATGCACTTGCAAACGCTGATCGCGGTTGCATCGATGGCATCAGCCGTGAAACTTTAGTTGCCGAAGGCATGACATTTGAGTTGCCTCGCGTAACGGCTGTACCAACAGTATTGCCAATCAATGAAAATGATGCAGTCACAGAATCATCACTATCTGCAACATTTTTGTCAGTTTCAGTACAGCCTTTCAAAGGTAGAGCCATCTCAACGGTGGAACTCATTGACCGCAGCCGGCCGGAATACCTCACAGCTTTGCTCCAGAATCTCGAATTTGCATACGCAAAAGAAACTGATGAGTATGCACTTGCAGCAATGCAAGCGGCAGTCACTACCACGACAGCACAGGCAGCAAATTCAGCAACCGGATTCCTTGGATACACATCTAAGGCAGCCGCAGCTGTTTATGGCGCATCACTTGGTTTTGCTCGCTCATTGATCGTTTCACCAACACAATGGGGAAACATCATGGGATACAACGACAATGGAGCACCGCTATACAATGCAGCACAACCATCAAACGCAGCTGGAAATGTTCGCGGAGATTCATTGCGCGGTGTAGTTTCACCGGGTCTGAACCTTTATGTTTCACGCTCATTTGGTAACGCTGGCACAACAACAGCCGATGCCGATTCTTCAATGGTCGTTGTCAATCCAGATTCTTACACATGGTATGAATCTCCACGCTTTACGCTACGAAGCAACATCAACAGCGATGGAACAATTGACATCCTGTACTACGGCTACGGCGCATTAGCTGCCAAGGTGCCAAACGGCGCACAATTCAACAACCTCCCATAAATCACTATCGGTAGCGGTCGCTCCCGAACGCTACTGACACGAAAGGAACCGAGATGCCTGCAATAGTTACAGCCTCACAGCTGAGAGCGATTTTGGGTGTCTCGGTTTCTTTGTATAGTGATGCTCAATTGGATTCTTACATAGATTCCGCTGAGCAAACGATTTTGCCTTTACTTACGCAATACCAATCATCCGTGACTTTTGCCAATGTGAGTGATTCCGTCATTTATTTCACCACAATGCGGCCAAATTATTTTGTGCCGGGTCAATCTGTTGTTGTTACCGGGGCCGGAACTTACAACGCGACTTACACAGTCACGGATGATCGGATTGAGCCTTACACATTTACAGCTGCAACGGCCGCAGCTGATCGAACCTATCCATTGCCGTTTATTCCAGCGGCAACAGCGACATTGAGTGGATCATCGGCAGCCCAGCTATACGCATCGACACCACCAATTGAAAATGCAATTTTGGTTGTGGCGGTTGAAATTTTCCAGAGCATTACAGCTCCCGGCAACCAAATCATGTCAGACAATTTCCAGCCGTCACCATTTATTCTTGGCCGCAGCTTGAGCAACAGAGTCATCGGGCTTTTAGGCCCGTTTCTTGATGTGGAAACGATGTGCCAATGAGCATCGAATCCGCAATCCGCACACCATTAAAAACGGCACTTTCAGGCATTGCCGCCAATGTGTACAACGGAATCCCAGAAACAATGACCAGCCCATCAATTTGCTTGATTCCGGATGCACCTTATTTGGAGAGCGTTTTAATCGGCAAAAACACAACAAAGGTCAAGGTCAATCTGACTGTGACGGGCGTTGTCGGTTATGCCAACAATGCCGCAGCTTTGGACAATCTCGAAACATTGATGATTTCAATCATTGCAGCAATGCCAAATGGTTATGAAGTCGGAAATGTAAATCAGCCTCAACCTTTGGAAGTCGGTGCCGGTAAGTACCTCACGGCCGATCTCCAAGTATCCACATACTACAACCAATAGGAGAAAACATGGCCACAACAATCATCACCGGCAGAAATGTGAGCTTCAGCATCGATGGGGATACTTTTGATGCACAAGCAACATCTGCAATCCTTACTGTTGATTCAACGATCAACACATACCAGACACTCGATGGCAAGGCGTATTACACAACCGACACTCAAGGTTCATTTGCTGTTGAGATGTTGGCTGACTGGGGCGTTGCTTCATCGCTTTGCGAAATGCTTTGGAATCAAGCTGAGAATTCACCAAATACACCTTTGGCTGTCATCCTTGAATCAGAGCCGGGCACAACTTTCAATTTTACTGTGCAACCAATTTTTCCATCAGCTGGAGGCACAGCACCAGATGCACAGACAGTCTCAATGACTTTCACCTGTGTGACAACGCCAACATTGGCTTAAGGAAAGGAAATCGGGAGCATGAAACTAGCAATCACAATTGAATTCGCATCGGGGGAGAGCGCGACCTATACCGCGCTCCCACCGGAGTGGATGAAATGGGAACAGAAAACCGGAAACACAATTCAGCAAGTATCTGAGAAATTGGGCATTGCTGATTTGATGTTTTTGGCTTATCACGCAATGAAGCGCGAGGCAGCCGGCAAAGCTGTCAAGCCGTTTGATGTGTGGTGTGAGACTGTAACTGACATAAACATGGGAGAAACCGAAAACCCAAAAGCTACGAGCCGGGAACCATAAACCGGATCATTTGGGAATTGGCGATCACCACCGGATTGTCACGATCAGAGTTTCAAACAGCTGAGGATGTTCTAACCGCTTTCGAGATACTGAGGATCAGAAATGGCAACTGAGACAATCACTTATGACAAGAGTGATTTGCGCGGAATCGTCAAGGCTTTCAAAGCCATGGATGATGCAGCTGTCGAGCAAGCCAAAGGCGTTTCAAATGGGTTGGCCACTTATGTGCAATCCAAAATCATTGCATCAGCTGGAAGCCGACCCAATCAAGCTGCCTTACGGGTTGCACAAGGATCCCGTGTAAGTAAGTCATCAAAAATTGGTGAAATCTCATTTGGTTTTGTTTCTCAGAAATTTAGCGGTGGCGGTACAACGCAACAGCTTTGGGGCGGTTATGAATTTGGATCAAATAAATTCAAACAATTTCCGGTGTGGTCAGGCCGCGAAGGTCGTGGATCCAGAGGATACTTTATTTATCCAACATTGAGAGCTGAACAGCCTCACATCATTGCTCAATGGGAACAGGCATTTTCTAAGATTTTGAAGGAGTGGTGATGGCTGGTCAATCAAGAACGCTCAAACTCTCCATTTTGGCTGATGTTGATCAGCTCAAAAAAAATCTGAACACCGGCTCAAATGAGGTCGAAGGTTTTGGCTCGAAGCTCGGTGGATTCGCCAAAAAAGCCGGTGCAGCTTTTGCCGTAGCTGGAGCAGCTGCCGCAGCTTATGCCAGCAAATTGGCTGTCGATGGTGTCAAAGCTGCCATTGAGGATGAGAAAGCCCAAACACAATTGGCATTGGCGTTGGAAAATGCTACCGGTGCAACAAATGCACAGATCAAGGCCACCGAGGATTCAATCTTGCAAATGTCATTGGCAAGCGGTGTTGCTGATGATGATTTGCGACCAGCTTTGGGCCGATTGGTACGATCAACGGGAGACATCACAAAAGCTCAGGATTTACTTTCGACCGCTTTAGACATAAGCGCGGCCACAGGCAAGCCTTTGGAGGCCGTGGCAAATAGTCTTGGCAAAGCTTATGATGGCAATACCGCAGCACTCGGAAAATTGGGCGTAGGCCTTTCAGCTGCCGAATTAAAAACAATGTCATTTGAGCAAGTGCAAGGCCGATTGACTGACTTATTTGGTGGGGCCGCAGCTGCAAATGCAAACACTTATGCTGGACAAATTGCCAGAGTGCAGGTGGCTTTTGATGAAGCCAAAGAAACAGTCGGCCAAGCACTTTTGCCAATTCTTGACAAACTCTTGGGATTTATCAATCAAAACGCATTGCCAGCAATCAATGCTTTGGCTGCCGGCTTTAGCCTTACAAGTGGCGATGGTTTTGGCAAAGTAATCAGCGATGTGGCAGGTGTTGTCAAATCAATTGTGACACCGGTTTTTGAAGCATCGGTTACTTTATTTGGAAAACTCAAAAAAGTCATTACAGATAACAAAGACAATTTTGAATCATTTTTTGATTTTGTAAAGGCAGCTGCACCGGTAATTGGTAAAGTTTTAGGTTCAGCGGTCGGCATCATTGGAGATGTCGCAACCATTGTTTTGGACATCATTGCCAAAGTTTTGGGTGCAATCAAACCATTGATTAACACAGCAATTGATGGCATCAACAAGGTCATCACAGGAATCAACCTCATCAAACCCGGATCAGACATAAAGTATTTGAGCAAAATCGGTGAAGGATCAACAAGCACCGGGCCGCTTGGTAATTTCAGCATGAGCACCGGTGGTGTTTCTACTAGCGCGACAACTGGCACAACCGGTGGCACAACCGGTGCAGCGACTACTGGTGGCGCTACCATAGGTGGAGTTACAACCGGTGGAGGTGCATCGGGTACGGCAACAAACGCAATCACGACTGTGGCCAAAAAAGCCACTCAAGTAGTCACAGACATTGCTGGTGCCTTTGATAACTTTACAAGCGGTACAACCACTTTGGCCGGAATCATGGCCCAATCAAATCAAGCCTTTGCCTTTGGCACATCCGGTGTTAATACCAATACTCTTGCCGGAATCATGGCAGCTTCAAATCAGCCAAAAATCGAGATTGTTGTCAATGCTCCATCGATCATCGATGAGGAAGGCTTCAAACGAGCAACCACGGATGCTTTCAACAATTCTTATTATCGCGGCACAGGTGGTGCTGGCAATTTGGTTGCAGTATGAGCATTTTTAATCCTGTTTGGCGTGTACGGGTTGGAGGCATTGAGTACACCAATTATGTTTTGGCCAATCTAAGCATCACATCTGGCCGGACAAACATTTATGAGCAAGCAAATGCCGGGTATGTGAATCTCCAGCTGATCAATTTGGATCAGTCAATCATCGACATCGAAATCAATGATGCAATCACTGTCGAACTTAAAGATTCGACCGATACATTTGTGCCAATTTTTGGCGGCACAGTCGTGGAATTTGACATTGGCATCGCTGCATCGGGCGTGGTTGGCATCAATCAATCGGTTTCAATTTTAGGTTTGGGAGCTTTGTCCAGATTGCCAAAATCATTGACACAAGGCGTGCTTGTCAAGGATCATGATGGCGATCAGATTTTCAGCATTTTGTCAGATTTATTGCTTAACACATGGAACGAAGTGCCGGCAGCTTTGCAATGGAATACCTACGATCCAACCACGACATGGGCTAATGCCGAAAATCTAGGATTGGGCGAAATTGATCGGCCGGGCGAGTACGAATTAGCAAAGAGAAACGCATCAACGACTGATGTTTATTCATTGGTTTCAGCACTTGCCACATCCGGATTGGGTTACATTTACGAGAACGCACAAGGCCAAATCAGCTATGCCGCGGCTTTGCACCGCTCAATCTACCTGGCTACAAATGGCTATACCGATGTTTCAGCTGCTCAAGCACTTGCAAATTCGCTGTCAATTCAAACGCGATCCGGTGACATCCGCAATGACATCACATTGCAATACAAAGAAAATTCATCGTCACAGGTAACGGATAGTGATCCAGCATCTATTTTGGCGTATGGGCCATTGGCGCAAATCATCACGACAACCATTGAAAACCAAACCGATGCCGAGGATCAAGCTGCATTTTATTTGGGTTTGAGATCCTACCCACAAGCCAATTTTAGACAGATCACTTTTGAGCTTACAAATTCGGAAATTGATGATGCTGATCGTGATGCTTTAATTGGCATTTTTATGGGGCTGCCGTTGCGTATCAATGACCTGCCTCTCAACATGGCAGCCGGAACCTATTTAGGATTTGTTGAAGGCTGGACATGGCGTGCCGCTTACAACAGCGTATCGGTCACGGCTATTCTTTCTCCATTGGCATTTTCATTGCAATCCATGCAATGGCAAGATGTCCCATTGGCAGAATCATGGAACACAATCAGCGGCAGCCTAGATTGGGCAACCGCGTTAGTCGTAGCGTAAGGAGAAACAAGTGAGCAACCCGACCAATCCATTTTCGTGGCAAATGCCGACACCGACCGATTTGGTCACGGATTTGCCAGCTGATTTTGAAGTATTTGGACAAGCTGTGGCCACATCATTGGCCGATTTATTAGGTGGCACATCAGGCCAAATTTTGGCAAAAAATTCAAACACCGACATGGATTTTGTTTGGATCGCAAATGATCAAGGTGACATCACCGGGATCACAGCATCATCACCGCTGACAGGTGGTGGCACATCTGGTGCTGTAACTGTTGGAATTCAGGATGCAACAACAGCTCAAAAAGGTGCTGTGCAGCTGGAGAATTCAACATCCAGCACATCGACAACAACAGCGGCCGTGCCAGCATCGGTCAAATCAGCTTATGACCTAGCAGATGGCGCAATTCCAAAATCATTGATTGATGCAGCTGGCGATCTGATCGTTGGCACGGCAGCTGATACAGCCGGGCGCATTGCAATTGGTACAAATGGACAGGTTTTGCAATCCAACGGCACAACAGCAGTTTGGGCAACACCAGCAAGTACGGGTGCATTAACTTTAATTTCTACCACATCATTTACAACGGCTGCTTCTGTTTCGACTGGTTCAGTGTTTTCATCAACATACACAAATTACAAAATTTTTATTACAATTACCGCTTGTTCTGCGACAAATGACTTAAACATTCGTTTGCGAACAGGTGGCAGCGATAACTCAACGGCTGGCAATTATCTGTTCCAAAACTTTACAACTGGCGGTGTCAATAACTCCGATGCTCACAGTTCTAGCTGGTCAGGTGCGTCAGCAACATCTTTTGCTGCTGGTTCGGTTGTTTCCAACGCTGGTTTTCAAAATCGATTTATCACAATGGAATTGTTAAGCCCGTTTGAGACTTTTAAGACTGGGTACAGTGCTGAAGCATTGTCGGGAAATGCCGGGCCTTATGATTATGCAAACAAAATTATTGGTCGCATGGATGTCACAACATCATACGATGCTTTCACAATTATTCCGGGTTCAGGTACTATTACAGGAAAGGTGTCCGTTTATGGCTACAGCATCTAATGAAGTAACAATACAAATTGCCGATGAAGTCGTTGTTTTAACAGGTGACGATTTAGCAAAATTTGAAGCAGATCGTGCGGCAATGGTTGCTTACAAAGAAGCATTGAAAGCGGAAGCAAACGCAAAAGAAGCGGCGCGACAAGCTGCGGCAGAAACAGCAAAAGCAAAACTAGCTGCACTTGGTTTGACAGCTGATGATTTGAAGGCACTTGGATTGTGACATTTCCACAAGGCACATTGCCGCGTTTGATTCAGGTTGCACTTGCTGAGGTGGGTACGGCTGAAACAGGCAACAATGAGACAAAGTATGGCAAGCACATGAAGGCCGACAAGCTTCCATGGTGTGGGTCGTTTCTCAATTGGTGTGCCGATCAAGCCGGTGTAAAGGTGCCAAATGTTGTCAGCACACGCGCTGGAGCTGAGGCTTTCAAGAAGGCCAAGCAATGGCACACAACACCAAAAATTGGCGATTTTGTTTTCTTTGATTTTATCGTTGATGACAAAACTACAATTAATCACATTGGCTTGGTGATCCGAGCATCTGAAAAACAGATTGTGACTATTGAAGGCAATACATCAGGCGGTGGCGATCAGCGCAATGGTGGAGAAGTGATGGTGAAATCAAGAGCTTTGGGAGCACGCTCATTTGTGGTGGGTTACGGCCGACCAGCTTATGAGCCATTTTCTGGTGATTTACCAGATCGACCAAAAGGAGAAAAATAATGGAGCAAGCAAAAGCAATTGCAGCATCATGGGCGCGGTCATACATTGCCGCAGCTTTAGCCGTGTACATGGCCGGTGGAGACATCAAGGCAATGGCAATGGGTGGCGTGGCAGCTGTTGTGCCGGTCATTTTGCGCTGGTTGAATCCAGCTGACAAAGCTTTCGGATCAACGGGGAAATGATCCCGAAACTACTCACGGCAGGTTTAGCTTTGATCCTTTCGCTAAACCTTGCCGGGTGTGGTTATCAAGGATGGGTGCGATACCCATGCCAAGAGCATGAGAATTGGGAAAACCCAGAGTGCCAAAAACCACAATGCAAAGTCACGGGAACCTGTACAGAGGATGTGATCGGTGATGGCCTCAAAGAATAAAGAGCGTTTAAGTCAAGAGGAAATCAAGGCGCGGCTGATGTTTCTCATTGGCGCGGTTTTGTCATTTGTCTTTTTGATTGTCACATTGGGCATCACATACGCATTGATCTTTGTAACACAGCCAATTGGAGCACAAGCTCCAAATGATGCAGCTTTCATCGATCTGCTCAAGACTTTGGCAATTTTCCTCACCGGGTCATTAGGTGGCGTTTTAGCATCCAACGGCCTCAAAGATAAGCAAAACAAATCTGAGTATGAAAAAGGAATCGAAAAGCGTTTTGGCGGTAGCGACACGCCATAAATTGAGCGTGATTGTTGAAAATGTCAGGCATTGCTGTCACTCTCTGTTTGGGAGCGAAGCACAGTAGTTCCCGAATCGGGAGCAATACAATGAACGAATTATCAATTGTGATCTTTATGATCATCGCAGGAGCTTTTTGGGCTGTCATGAGCTACGCGGTCGGATTCAAGGAAGGCCAGCGACAAGGCTATACAAGAGGCCGGGCCGTAGCACGACACGCTGTTTCAGCTGATCGCAAGGTGAACAACTAATGGCCGGATTTTTAGAAAATTACGAAGGCAACAAAGAGCGCACAGATCGCTGGATTGCCACATTTGCAAATGGCCGACTCGAAGCTCACATTGTTGAATTCAATGCTGACAAAGGCTTTGTGCTCGTACAAGCTAAGGCATGGCGCAATCAAGATGAAACAGAGCCAGCCGGTATTGATTACGCTTTCGGCTATCGTGAGGCTTACAACCCAAACATGAAACGCTGGTTTGTTGAGGATACTGTCACATCAGCTTTGATGAGAGTGATGGCTTTGATTATGGGTGGCACAGAAAAGGCTACAAAGGAAACGATGCAGCAAGTCAAAGCGAACGATGCAACAAAGCCGGTTGAACATGATTACTGGACAACCAAATTTGGTGATGTGCCAAGCTACAAGACAGCGGCAGAAGCTGAGCAAGCCGGCATCCCATCACTCGGATCATCGATGGATGAGATTGCCAAGCAGCTCGGTGGAGAGCTTGTACAAGAGGCACCGCAATGCTCACACGGGCATCGCATTTGGAAGCAATCACATGATGGGGCACCAAAGTCATGGGGCGGCTACTTTTGCACAGAGCGCACTAAGGCAACCCAATGCACACCGCTTTGGTATGTATTGCGATCAACCGGAAAATGGGACCCACAAGTATGAGCGACTTTATGGAAATCCTCAATCCTCAAACCATGACTGGCAAAATGTATTTTCAAGGCGAAGTGCTGGAGGAATACAAAATTGAGCAATGCGACAAATGCTCAAAGCTTGTCAAGCTCGATTCATTTGGCTACCAAAAAGGCTATGACAATCACGAAAAGGTCATTTGGTTTTGTGGTGATTGCCGATGATCGACCGCATCGAAGAAGTCCAATGCATGATTGCAGCAATTTCACATTGCCATGATCGAAGTGCTGATCACAGCTCACGCATCGTGCGTAATCTGTCGTGGTTTGAGTATGTAGCACAAAATGCTGAATCAATGGTTTCTGAGTGGGTAGTGGCCAAAGCTTTGGGTTACGACTACACGCCCGGCATCACATGGGATAAGTCTCAAGCTGATGTGGGCCAACACATCGAAGTGAAATGGTCGAGCAATCCTCACTCAAATCTGTGGATTCAGGAATCAGATCGACATGATCGTGACATTGCGGTGCTTGTTACAGGTAATTCACCAAAGATGCACATCGTTGGCTGGATTCCGGTGGCCGTAGCTAAAAAACCAAGATACCGAAACGCATCACAAAACAATTGGAGCGTGCCACAAATCAACCTGCAACCAATCGAGACTTTGATGAGGAGCAATTATGCACATCCTTCAATTTGATTGTTCGATCTGCAAGAAGCTTTACGGCAAACCAAAGCAACGCCATGGCCTCAAGAAAGGTGCTGAACTCACAGCTCATGAGTGGTTTGCTCAATGCATGGGATGTGGCACATTTGGCATCAAGCTGGTCGATGATGACAGGATTGGAGAATTGTCAGATGGCAACTTATGAATTCAAGTGTGATCAATGCGGCACCAATGCAACGATCTATCGATCCATCGATGCTGATGGTGATGTGGATGCTGGCAATTGCATGGCCTGTGCAATTCCAATGACACGCATTTGGAGCAATGTCTCAGCCGTATTCAAAGGCACAGGATGGGGTAAGTCATGATTAAGTTATCCACAGGCATCATCCACAGGCTGTGCGCAACGCCCAACACCACGCTCAATGTTGCGTGGTATTTGACTTTGTTGTTACGCTCCATGCTCGTGGGCGAGCCGCTGAGGCGGATAGCTCGCAAGCGATGCTTGGTGCTATTGGCCGGGCTATGTGTTGTATTCACAACACCGGCAAGTGCCACACAAGATGCAAGAACAAAGCCATCAATTGATTCATTGAAGCTCTATGCACACTCTCGAATTATCTCTTGGAAAGAGATGAAGTGCTTTGACACATTGATAACCAAGGAAAGCAATTGGCGTGTAGAGGCAATCAATCCCAATGGCAATCACTTTGGATTGGGCCAGATGCGAAACACCAAATACAGGAACCTTGATGGGTATCGCATGATCGACTGGACATTGAGATACATTGATCATAGGTATGAAGGAAAGATTTGCAATGGTGCATTGGCTCATTGGCGAAAGCATGGGTGGCATTGATGTCACGCAACTGGAAAGCCGGTAGCACAGCTCGATGGCGTAAGATCAGAGAGATGGTGCTTAAGCGTGATGGATGTTGCCAGATGTGTGGCCAGACAGAAGGCCAGATGCACATTGATCACATAATTCCAAAGCGATTGAACGGGAGCGATGAATTATGGAATTTGAGGCAATTGTGTCAAAAGTGCAATTTGGTCAAAGGTGGTCGTTTTTTTGAGGAGGCTAAGACACCCCC